TTTGTTTATTAAAATTATAAGCGACCAACAATCGCCTCCAGTTAAATCTCTTCCGTGGTGTAAATACGGAACTCCTAAATATTTTGAAACAATTTGTTTTTCTGTTAACATATCTTCCTTTTTAAGGTACATATATTGGTTTTGACGGAACAGATGGGAATCCGCCATACCTTGTTTCATTGTTTAGCACTCTGCATCTTGCTAACGTCTTGTTGCACTCTGTTTCGTCCTGTAAATAACCGCACTCCGTAGACTTAAATTTCCATCCACAGTAATTTCTTGAATATTTGCGGGCAGGGATTTCAACACCTAGCACATCGAATTTACTTGTTACTGTAAAAACAACATTATCCTGATCTGCTGAATAACTGTCTATATAGAAAATATCCTCGGTATAAGCATCAGCATCATCTAGATGATCAGCCCATACAGTCAATATTCTTACTTTCTTTCCTCTGAAATCGTTATTTTCTAAATATGCTTGGATAAGCCTGGATATATTAGAAAGCATAATTCTTACCGCATCTATCTGGCCCTTTGTGTTCTCTCCTATACTTTCATGCGTTATGGGGAATTTTGTATATTCTTGGCTATCAAAGGTTACATTCGTATCGTATTCGCAAAAATAAAGGTTTGTGTCGCTACCATCGTAGTCATAGATGGTATACAAGAATAGAGGTTTGTTTTCTTGTTTATTTTTTTCCGTTATAAAAGTAGCGTTTAGATCACGCATTTAGGCACCTATACTTTATTTTCAATAAGCCGTATCTGTTTAAGATCAAAAATCTGATAAGCAACTCTGGATAAATTCAACATATCCTCAGCAAAGGTTACTTGATAAGTCACATCATCATTAGGATTGACCCAATAAAAAGCTTCATACCCACCTAAGCGCGCAAGAAAGAAATCAAGTATCTCTTGAGCCTCTGTAGCCCAATCTGCTGCTTCAAATTGCAGAACAAATACTCTTTCAGGATAGGCCCGTTTAGCCCTACGTTGAGGAACCCCATTTTCAAATTTAGATGAAAGTGTCTTAAAATTAACTTGTTCCGTATATACATTATAAGCTATCCACGTAAAAGTTGTCATGCTACCTTCCTTTGGTTAAAAACCAATAATTTACCTTTAACCGCAGCAAAATTATTTTTGTACTCTTTTTCCCAAATAATTAGAGTCTTAAAACCGTACTTCTTGAAATAATTTATCCTTTTCTGCGGATTCTGTCCCTTATGCCAATAATCACCATATAGTTCAATAAGTTTCTTCTGGCCATTAATATTCATAAAATCAGGACATTTGCCACCTAAGATAAACTGACCATCACCAACGAATTTGTATTCTTTGGGAAGCAGGATATTAAGTAGGTTTTTGAATTTAATCTCTAATTTATTAGGTTTTACATTATTAGCCATCATCTGTTTTTTAACATAGTTTGAATCTTTCCAGCGTGCCTTAGCCATCTTTGATAATTTTTGTATCATTTTCTTAGGATGATGCCATCCTTTTGTTGTATTCCAATTCTTATGTCCTTTTAATTTTTGACTTATTACAAGGTTTCTTTCTTTAGAATATGTTATAACCCCTTTTAACCCCTTGTTCCAAGGTTTTTTGCCCTTTAATCCAAAACTAATTTTCCTTCTAGTTTCATCAGTAGGTTTCATGCCCTTATGAGACTCGCTTAATTTTTTCTTCGTTCCCTCAGAAAGTTTTTTACCCTTGTGAGCCTTACTTAATTTTTGTTTAGCTTCTTCGGTATGCTTATAGCCTTTATTGGCAAGACTAATTTTTCTTCTAGTCTTTTCGGATATTTTTCTACCCAAACAATATTTATTCCCTATTTTAGCAAGACTCATTTTCTGTCGAGATTCTTTAGATACTTTACGTCCTTTTTCCATCAATCGCTCCTATTCCTAAAACCTGGCATCGAATATCTTTGAGCTTCTCTAACGATCCCATGCACTGCTCCTTTATTCTGATAAAGAAGTTGTGTAAAGCTACGTGCATCAGCTGCATAAATCTGATAAGTTATGTTTTCCGTTTTACCGCCTAGTTCTGCTCCCGCGTTTATTGCTTCTAGAATACCTCTATGTGTTTGAGAGGGGCCATTCTGAACAACAAATTCACCTGGTTTAGCCATAATAGGCACTTCGCCACCTACCGCAAATTTAGGCAATCCACCAATCAAGTCTTTAATCACTCCACCTTTATGATAAAGACCCACTCCGGCTTTCGCTATGCTGCCCATGCCTGTTGTTGTATATGATGTTATTGCCCCAGCCCCCCCACTAACGCCACCAATAGCACCAAATATATTACCAAAAACACTTCCTAAATCCTGCCCTGTGAATAAAGCATGGACAAGTTTCTCAATTATAATATCAAGTATAGTTCCACCTATATCAGCAAGGACATCTTTCCATTCCTTAGTACCTCTTATAAGACCTTTAATGCCAGATGAGACTACGCCCTCTATTCTACCGCTTATTGATGCCCATTCCCTGTTCGTTTCCTCCTGTTGTTCTAGATGTAACTGGTCAATCTCAAGTTGTTTTCCACTAACATTTAATCCTTTTTCACGAAGCGCAATTTTCTCTCTTTCTAAATCTCTAAGCTTTTCCTGTATAATAGTAGTTTCGCTTAATCCTGCTATCTCCATCATTCGATATTTATGACCTATGGTAAGTTCATTATTTATATCACGTATTATTTTTCTTTGTTCTTCCGCTTGGAATGTTGTTTTAGCTATTACTTCATCCCATTCCCTCAACTGCTTTGCCCCAACATCGCCCTCTTGAACTGCTCTTATATTTTGTAAGGCCTCTAGTTGGTTTTCAAGCTGCGTAAGTTTTGCATACGCTACCGATACTTTGCTTGCATATGGGCCAAGGGCGTATGTTGCAATTTTTACTTCTCTTGTCCATTCCTTCATTACTTCTTTTGTTTTTTCTAATAATAACGCGCCGCCTGTAGTGCCACCTGTCATAGCCGCTTCCATTTCGCGCCTAATTAGTTTCATGTTCTCTGCGACTTTTTGGTAATCCGTAGGATCTTTTAATTCCTTAATAGCAGCCTTTATCCCTTCGGCCAATAAAGTAATAGGCATTGCCATAACGCCCGCTCTAGCTGCTTGAATAAATGCACTAAAAGACCTTGGCACTGCTTGGACCATTCCTTCTGATGCAAATGTTAAAGCATTCACAGAATCTACTAAAACTTTTATAACTGGTAAAAAATGCCTGCCTGCTGTTATTCCTAAAGATTGCCATGATGCTGCTAATCGATCTTGTTTTTTCTGTAAAGTTCCCATTATATCAATAGCTTTAATATTTAATAGATTGGAATTTTCTTGTATAAAAATAGATCTTTCCTGTATCTGATTAAGGCCTTCCCAAAAAGTAGCTACTATGTGCGCACCTATGCCTATTTGAGTTGAAGATGCTGCCAAATCTTTCTGCGCATCAGTCATTTTCCTATAACCCGTTACCAATGCGGGAAGAAGTTCTCCAGCTTCGCGATTTAATTCTACTCCCACATCTTTATAGACATCAATAAGTTGTTGATTATTCTTGATTGCTTCAAACAACTTTGCTGAATAAGCGCCTATACCTTGGCCAGCTTCATCCAAATTAGTTATAAAAACAGAGGCAATCGCGGCAATCTGTTCTTGCGTTAAGCCAAATCTTACCATGCTCGGCAACATTCTTTGAACAGCATCAGTTAATGTATCCATTGCGACCGCACCGCCCTTAACCGCTTTACCTGATTTTGTAAGAGATTCATTAGTTAAATATGCGGCAGCATAAAGCGTAGACATAAATTTTTCAATATCGCCCACACTTTCCATACGAAGTAATCTTATATACCCAACCATGTTAGAAATTGTTTCATTAAGATTCTGGCCGGTTGTTACTGTGATTTTCATGGCAACATCTGTAAGAGCAAGTGCTTCCGGTATAGTAATCTCATACATATCGCTTAAAGCACGTGAAATTTGTAGCGTTCCACGGTATGTTTCTATTAAATCAACGCCCCATTTTTTTGATAATGGGGCAACTTCCTTTAACACGCTTGCTAAATTTTCACCTGCTAAAGCCGGTTCTATAAAGATGGCTTCCATCTCTAAATCTTTAAGATCTTGAAAAGCCTTTGTTACGCCACCCAATACACCCCTTATTAACTGATATGCAAGATAATATTTAGCCGCTACACCTAAAGCCTTGCCCATACTCGTTCCTAGGGCACCAATGCCGCTAGCAGCCTCCTTGCCCTTTTTACCGACATAACCTAGGGTGACACCCATATCTCTAAGGGCAACATTGCCCTTGATGGCTTGTTGCTGCAACTTCACCAAGTCAATCGAAACGCTTGAAAAAATACTGCCTACTTCGTCAGCCATGGTATACCTTTATTTTTTCTTTTTTCCCATTGATTTGCCGTTCATCCAACCAAACAAATTCTTTATGTCTCCGATTGTGCCCTCTTTCTGTTCAGCTACTTCGCCACCATGCAATTTAATCTCATAATCAATTTGAGCTTTTACCTCATCTAAATACGCGTGCAATTTCGGTAAGCTTAAACCTTTTATTTCATCTTCTGTCAAATGGCAATAATGGTGCAGTGCAAAAAATATCCTGCCCCAATTTACCTCTACAGGCTGGGCATCTCCGGCAGAGGTGACGACTTTTTTAATCCACTTATATTCAAGGCCATACCGATGATTTCACTTATTTGCGAGAGATCAAGCAATGCTGGATTTTCTTGCAATCTTTTTTTAGTGATTTCTTTATTGTTGTAACTAAAAATCTTTTCTAAAACAACAAGCAGATTCTCCCTCTGCTCTTTGTCGGTAATCGCAATAGCAGGTATGGTGTTAATCATACTTATTTTGTCACTCATCTCAAGTGCGTCAGGAAAGGTTAATACTGGTATTTTGTATATTTTCCCGTCGAGAAGTTTTATTTCACTGGGTTGCTGCAACATCATTTTTAATTTTTTTTCGTCTGCCATTTTCATATTCTCCTTTTTTGTAGCGGGGGATTTTTAGGTCCCCCGCTTTCATATCATTTAATATTTTTTTATCTAATTACGTAATACCCTAATCTTTCATCACCTCTCTTAGGATCTGTAACTTTAAACGTGAAGTTTGGAATTACAAAATCCCTTGCGAAGTTTAATTTCATGTCAGTGGTTGGAATGCACTTGTAGAACATAATCTCTACACCAGTGGTAGTTCCACCCTCAGTAAGCAACGCCTGGAACCAAAGCTGAAATTCACTAGGCAAAACATCTGCCTTTACCATCATAGCTTCCACATCATCAGGATTGGTAGTATAGTTGTATTCATATACATAACTAATATATACAACTGTTGCCTCTAGGTCTGTGTTGACAGTAATCTCACCAGTAGCAGCATCAGTTTCCACAAACTCCCCGGAATCCGGAGAACCCGTAGTTAGCGTAAGTTGATTACCATCTGCATCAGCGACATGAACATAACCGGAGTTGTATTTTGCTTTGTCCACAGTTACAGCACCACTAGCTACAGTCTGTGCTTCTGCTGATACAAACCTATTAATAGTAGCTGGATCGGATGAATCAAGCCCCTGAGATATCTCAATAAAGTCTTTTTCAAAGCTCGCTATTTCAGCAGAGCACTCTATT